TATATTTTCTTCTAATTCTTTAGAATCTTTCTCATCTAAAGAATTAGAAGAAAAAGTCTGTTCTGTTCTTATCTCTTCTGTTCTATTCTTATATAAGCTAACGTTTATACTATCGTTTATACTATCGTTTATACTATCGTTTATACTATCGTTTATACTATCGTTTGTACCCCTCTTTTTATAGTATAACGGTTCCTCGTTGTTGTTTGTACTATCCTTTATACCCTCTTTTTGATAGTATAAGAGCATATATTTTCCAGCTTTTCTTTGAGTCCCTTTAGAATAAGCGAGCAGCCCGCTATCAACTAACCTTTGCCGCGCACGAATTACGGAAGGCTCTGTGGCCCCTAACTCGGCGACGAACCGGCTGTTTGGGACGGATAGAACCTTTCTCCAGCCCGAACGGTTAAACAAATCGAGTATCTTGAAGTACATATGCACCTCAAGATGGGAGAAATGGAATTCCAAATCCATCTGCCAGAACCGATTAACAAGGTCGATGTAGGTCATGCTCATCACCTAATTCTTGTATTTAGTTTTTATCCGCATATATTTCACCATCTCCGTATAATAGATAGCGCCCCTCATAGGCGAGAGGCGCTTTATTGATTATTATTCCGTTGCTTGCTCGTACTTCGCGGGCTCCGGCTGGCTGATATCAACCCAGTCTGTCTCGTCGGCCGCTTCGAACACGTCCTCGTATTCCTTCTTGGTAACCTCATCCTGAACGATCTGCGTCTGAATCTCTGTCGATAACGGGAGATACTTCGCGAGCTGCTTGATCACGGTCTTCTTGGCCATCGCATCGTAGTCGGTAACCCACGGGCCATAGTCCGGCGACTTGGAGCGTTTACGAAACTTCTCTATATCTTGAACGCTCATCACGAGATACGAGAACCCGCCGTCCTTGAGCTTTGCGATTGCGTAGTAACAATACGGTTCCCCGCGGTTCTCAAGCGCCGGGCGGTGCATCAGCTTCGGCGTGAGGCCGTATTCGTACTCGAACACGTCGTTCCGGCACACCTCGTGGACGTCGAGGGTTTGGAGCTCGCCGGAACGCCGTACTAAATCAATATATCCCTTATACCCAATTTGGAACTGCACTTCCGTCGATTTGGTTTTGTTGTTGTAGTACGGGATGAGATACGCGTGCCCGAGGATGCCGGGTTCAAGTCCAAGCTGAGCAGCCAGCATCAACGCGCCGAGTAACGACTGTGAGGAACACTCGAGGAGCTTGGGGTTCTTGCGTATCTCGGTAAGCGCGACGCGTAGGAGATGGTCGCTCTTAATATGTTGCGGGAGCACCTTCGCTATCTCCGGGGCCATCCGCTTGAATAGGTCTTGGATGTTCTGGTACGGATTCATCGGCCTCTTGGCTTGCGGCTGAATGCCAACACCGGCGGCCACCCCAGTTGGTGTTGTAACGGTTGGCGATTGCACGAGCTTCCCCTTGATTTCGTTCACTTTAGCTGTCATAACGTCTCCTCCTTAACGGTGAACCGCCGTGATTGTGATTCCTTCGTGTATTGCGTGTACAGATCAGGGTTCGTCTTCTCAAAAAGCTTATTGTCGAATCTCCTTGTTGTCACGTTCTTCCAGCTCACATTGAACCGCCCGACGCGGGCTCGTTCGGCGTCTTTCATCGCGTCTTTGATCTGGTTCTCGAGGTAATCTTGGGATACCTCAAGCTCCTTGATGCGCGCTTTCACGTCGATAAGTTGTTCGATGATATCCGAGTATTGCGGTGGAAGCTCCACGCTTTGGCCCGCGTTCGCGTTAGGGTAGAGGCGATTCATAATATCGCCGTGGAGCTCGGCTTTGCTCTCCGATATCGGCGGCGGGGTTTGGGTTTCTACGCAGCGCCAGAACTCCGATTCCTTCGCGATCATCATCTCGATCAGCTCTTCGTCGCGTTCGATCTCTTTCCACTCGAACCGGTTCCCGCCGATCAGTACCGCAACATAGGCCTTCTCAGCGCCCGTTACGGCGAGGTAGTGCGTAACTTGGATGATATATTCCTCCGGTATCTCCCCGTCCCACCACTCTTTGCTGTTCCACGCACTGGTGGTTTTGCACTCAAGGATTGCGTTCTCACCCACCACTCGGCGGTCGATGTTAGCGATCATGAATTGATGTTCCGGGTGAATCAGGATGCGGTTCACGCGTTGAACCTTCTTCCCGGTTCGCTTGGTGAACTCATCCGCAACAACCGATTCAAGCACGTTTCCCCAGTACGCGGCCTCGCCCGCTTCAGGTTGCTCGATCTCACCGCTCTTCTCGAGGTACAGTTGCAACGGCGACTTCCACCTCGACACGCCGATCGCCGCTGCCGCGTCCGAGCCGCCTATCCCCTTCATTCTGGCGGCCTTCCATTCTTCATATGTCATTTCTAATGTTTTAATACCAACCGCTACTTTCATAATTCATCCTCCTCTTCGTCATCCGGCGCGATAACCGAAATATCTTCGACGCGTTTTTTATTCAAATACGAATGCAGCATCTGAACTCTCACATGGAGCGGATACGCCGGCCAACCCGCATCTTTTTCCAATTCGGTGATAGCTTTCAAACGGTCTTCCCGTGGATACGCGCACAAATCTTTTAGCATCCTTCTCCTCCTTGAACATATAGGTTTGTTTTTGATTTCGCGTCTTAATCTCCGAAAGCATCCGCATCCGATCCACTCTTGCCAGCGGGTCGTAGCGCGAAAGGTATCGGTTCGCCTTCTGGTTCTCCGTCAAAATGATTGCGGTGATCTCGAGGATATGTTTGATGATCCGGTCTTGCGCTTTATCGATTGCCCTCAATATCTCCGCGCCTTCGGGATATTGCTCGTCGAGGCGGATTTTGAGCTGATCTTCGATATTCTCGTACTCGACCCACTTGTTTTTGAGCGTTCGGATGATCTCATCAGCGTTACCGATCGTGCCAATGTTCTCACCGAGCGCAAGCAAAAAGTGATCGAGCTTGAGCCGCACGTTCATGTCGGTATGGTGCACGGTTTCACCTCCTCTCAGAACCCGGTTTCCCGATTGACGGCGAGGAACTTCACGTGGCCGTCCTCAACCGTAACAGGCATCTCTGGATCCGGCCACGCGAGGGCGCGTTTTGTCGCTTCGCTGAGGTGTTTTAACGTGCTGATCCGTTCCATCAAATGAGCCACGTAGGCGGTCACGAGCTTGTCCGCTTCTTCTTCGGATATAAGCTCATCCTCGTCGTAGCAACGGCACTCATCAATGATCATCTTTTTAACCACGCCGCGCGGCTCGAGCTTTTCGTAGTTGAATAGGATATCAACCAGTTGTGTCTTGTACTCAGGCGATTGCCTGTACTCTCGCGAGTTCTTCCGCCCGTCGCTTGCGGCGGCAACATCATAATCGATCCCGACGATCATCACGGGGGTCGTTAGCCCCTTAATCGCTTCGCTTTTCACAAACGCGATATCGCCGATCTTGTGTCTTGGTTCGGCGAGCGCGTCCAGCAGGTCAAGGTCATCATATTTCGCGCGGTATCGTTCCATCGTTATCCCTCCTATGCCGTAAGATAGAGCTCGAGCTCATCAAGCCCATACTTCCGGCATATCTTCGTCACGCGTTCACCGCGCGCTTTCGCGATTCGAGCTTGCCAGTTGTTCTTGATCTTGAACCGATCCATGTCGCGGATGTAGACCCTCAACAGGTCTTTCACCAAGTCGTTCCATTCCATGCTGCTCCTCCTTTAGTCGTTGCTCCCAGCAGAAAAGCCGGTGAGCGAGTGTTTTTGATAGTTGCTCTTTTGTCACTCTCATCATCTCCTTCGTGGTACCCATATTCACTTTTCAATGACCCGACAAATCAAAGTGCCGCGGCGTGGTTATAACGTGTTATTGTATTTGTGATTCGTTGCTTGAAAACGAGCGCATAAACGAGTAGAAGTCGCGCTCGGATACACCAAGGGCTTCAGCAAGTTTGATCATTGTGTCGTGAGATGGTTTTCTAACGCCTCGTTCTAAGTGGAAGATATAGCTTTCACTAACACCGACTT